GCCCGGCGGCGTACAGGCGGTTGACCGCTGACGTATCCGTTGCCGCCCCCACGGTCAGAGGGATGTTGATGCCGCCATTGGCGTTGACGGCCCCCGCCGCCGTCAGACCTCCGGCCAGCGTCATGTTGCCGGATGCATCCACCTGCGGCATGGCCTCAAGGGCCTGCTGGGCTTCTGTGGCGGAGTTGGCCGCGCTGGTGGCGGATGTTGCGGCGTTATCGGCAGCCGTGGATGCCGTGGCGGCGTTCTGGCCAGCCGTCCGCGCCGCAGCCTCGGCAGTCGCGGAAGATTGGCGCACATCCCTCCCCAGGCTATCCAGTTGCCGCGCGGTAGCCAGTTCCATCCCTCCCAGGGTGATGCCGTCGTCATAGTCCACCACCACGGTCATCAGCGGGGCCATCGTGCCGTTCACGGTGGGAGGGTTGGCCACCTCCGTCACCAGGCCGCGCCCAGGGACGGAAGGTGTCAGGACGGCGTGCATGCCCAGGGCATAGGGCGTCATCTCCGTCCCCTCACACACCTGGATGATAATGACATCCCCGCGCGTCAAGGGAACGCCCGGCGTAAATACCCACGTGGCCGTCTGGCCGCTGGACAGGTTGGACACATAGGCGGATGTGCCAATCAGGCTGTAAACTCCGTCCGTCAGCCGCCAGACACGCAGGCAATACTGATTGGTTGCAGGGTCGGTGAAGAAATACACGGTTGAAATACTCGTCAGGCGGCAGCTGTCGGGCAGATGCCCGGCCAGAATCTCGTCTCCCCACGTCATCGCGTAGCCGCCCACGATGGTCCAGGTGTCGGCGGCATCTCCGCTGGACAAGGTGGATTGCCCGGTCGCGGCTTCCAATTCCACTCCCGCATCCTTGAGCGCGGCCGGCAATTTATTTGCTACAGCCTCATTGACCAATTCCCCGCTTTTCACCTGGCCTTCCAGCGTTTCCACAAGCTGCTTTGCTTCATCCCGGGCCGCTTCGGCCTGTCGTACAAGTTCCTCGACCACAATGGACGGATTTTCCACAATGGTCACGGAGCCGTCTTCCGTTTCGGGGATGGAGACATCAAGTGCACCAGCTACGGCCGCAGCATCTTCCGTTCCATCCGGAGGCGTAACGCGAGACACGACATGCACGGCTCCCTTCAACAAGGGGTATTCTTTGCCCGATGCGTCGGTCAGAAAAATATCATAAGCGCCGCATCCGGCGGCCAGCCTCGGCCATGTCACCAATGCCGTACTCGCCCCCGTAACGGCACAGTCCAGCATGATCACCCCATCCTGTACTACCGCGCCGCGTAGCGTCATGCCGCTGATGTCCATATCCTCACCGGATGGAGAAATAAAATGCAGCGCAAGAGACTGCGGCAGGGATTCCGTGACGTGTATGTTGTAGTTGGCGGCTTGCCTCATGAAAATATGATGCGGCAATCCTCAAATCCGTAAATAGTCGGGGCTGGATATGTGTTTCAGATTTCGCAGGAGACAGAACCTTCCGTCCAGGAGTCATGATACCAGTCTTCCGTGTCCGGAGGCGTGTACACATCCGTTTCCTCCGTCCAAATGCCACGGGAGGAACGGCCGGCCCAAATAGCCATGAAAATCACATCGGCCCGGTCCGGGGAATGCAAGCCCTTTCCCCGCATGTCTTCTTTGGACATGACGCGGAGGCGGCCCTTCTGGTCCCATTCCATCTGGCGTGTAGTCATCTGGCGGAATGTGACCGGGTCGAGTTCATCAATGCGGATCTTTCCGTTGACGATGTCGCGAGCCCCCAGTATCCACGCTTCGGAAATGGTGTTCAGGTAATGTTCCGGGTCTTCCCCGGGCAATCCTCCCCGGAACTCTTTAATACGGTAGCCGTCCCCTCCGCTTTCAACCGGTTCGGCCATTTGCTGGACGATAGGTAGCCCCAAACCGTCCGAGTCTCCCCATGCATTATGTGCCTCAATGCCGAGTTCCTTGAGACGGTTTGCCATCCGGCGCCGGGCCTGTACCGTGCTGGATTGTCTAAACGCCTGGTCCAGTCTGACAAGGGTTCCTTCCCGTACAGCAATGGCATTTTCGTCTCGGCCGGCTGCAAAATCCAAAGCGGCCCATTGTCCACCCGCCTTGAACGCCGGAGGATGGTCTATCGCATGTCTCAGTTGTTCCGGAGTAATGACCAGCATGTCTTCCCCTTCCGTCCATTCCGCAAGGTGCATGGAACGGTAGAGGGGATGTGATTCCCCGTAGGTTTCCAAGTCTTCCGCGCGTTTTTCCGGGCGGATGTGGGGACACATGTATGACGTGACCCTGGTTCGCCGCCAGTTTTTGGCCTCGTCGTGAAAGCAGCGGTAATGCTTCCCCATGGCCGAACCAGGGGAGGAAAGGTACAAATACCGGGTGACGGTGCATCGGTCCGCCGCCTCAAAAATACCGTCCTGAACGCCTTTCGCTTCATCCACGATATAAAGGACAGGCGTTGCCGCCGTCGCGTGATATCCTTCCGCCTTCTGTTCATCATTGGTAGAAAATATAGAGGTAAAGCCTCCTTCCGGAGTCAAAATTTCCATCTGGTTCCATTTCCAACCCCGGAATGCCGGATGAGACTGGTAAGCACGGATTGCAGGCCAGAGCTGGGTTTTTAACTGCCGCCAGGAACCGGACGTTAGAACAACACGTCCGCGGGGAAAGCAATACAGCCACCATAGTACAACAGGACCTACCAGGGAAACAGTTTTGCCGGAACCGTTAGCCGCTACAACAGCCGTGCGCCGGTAATCGTTAATGTCCTCATAGGTGTTGATCTGCCAGTCGTAGGGGTCCAGCCCCAGCACGGCAACGGCGAATTCAGCCAGCCGTAAACGGCACCGGGATACTATGTCATCACACCGTTCCGCCATTCTCTTCTTCCGCCCTCTTTCTGCGGATGGCTTCAATTCTGTCCATGACGGACGCTATTCTGGCTTCGTCGCATTCCGTGATCATCTCTACAGGTCCCCCATTGGCTCCGGTGAGTTCCACGGACTTCCGTTCCCCGTAACGGGCATTTCTCTTCCCGGCCAGCCATTTACGGTATTCGGCTCTATTTTTGTCCATCTGCGCACAATCGGGGCTGCTTCCATCAAGTATTTCCAGGCCCTTTTCCACCAAGGCATCCGCCGACATCTCGCACGCGCGCGCGTAGTTGTGTAAAAAGCCGTCATGCTCATTCATCCAGTTATAAACTGTCTTACGTTCCGGCATGTGTTCATCCCTTACAATCTGCATCAGCATTTCCCCTTCGGCAATGCGTCTGCATATTTCGTCCGCCAAAGCGTCCGTGTATTTGGTCGGACGTCCTGTCCGCTTCGGTGGAATGGTGGATTTTTTCTTCATTCTAAAAACATTTTCCCTCTCATCTTCGGATGTTCACGGAAATACAATTCCAGTTCAACTCCGTCAGCCAAAGTTGGTATAATACAAATGCCGGCTTTCATTTCTGCGACAATTAGTTCTTCTACCTTGCATTCTCCCTTTTCGCACAAATCAGCAAGTTGACTAATCAGTTCGTTAACTTCTAACTTTCCTGACTGATATTCCCGATATAACTCTAGTGCTTTTTTATTCATTTGAACAGTAAGGTTAAACTTCTTAAAAATGCCATACGCCAGTAATGTTTACCGTCTCTGGTATCATTCCAATATCGCAGAAACTCATTAGGAGACAAAGCCAGTTTTTGAAGGTGACGCGTAGGCATTTCTACCCCGTAAGGCATTCCATCGAGGGGTTCTCTCCCATAAATTTTTCCGGCATAATCATCCCTTTGTTCAAATGATGGGGCAAAATGATCGGAATACCCCTCCGATCCGCACGACAAACGCCCTCGCTTCTCGCCCTTGATCCTCTTCTGAAAATAATTACCAATCTTCTTATTTTT